GCTGACCGTAGGCTGCTACAGTTGGGACTGAAGACTAACTACAATGTCAAAGAGAACCCACTGAACTGGCTGGACGATGTGTTAGGTGTAGAGCATCAGAACTTCTTTGAAGGTCGTGCAACTACCTATATGAAGGCTGGCTTACGTGGTGACGTAGGGAAGGTTAAGTTTTCTAATGTAGCTTGAGTAGACTTGGGGGCGCAATGCCCCCTTTGTCTCTACTGCCCTGTTAACATTCCTGCCTGTCTTTGTTGCCTAGAACCTTGACCCCCCATAGGAACATTACGCACCACAGGCTTCTTAGTTACTTCTGGAGCCTTTTCTGCTTCCTGCCCTACATCTACACCAGCCGTAAGTAAGTACGCTCTAACTTGATTAGCGGCAGCTTCAGGAGTCTTAGCTTTAGTTTGTATCTTCAATAGACCTATAAGCACATCAGGGTCTAACAGAGCTTGTTCTATTAGTCTTTGAGACTGTGTGCGGGTTAATTTGTTTAGAACATCCCTAGCAGCTTTAGAAGACCTGTTAGCTACTGCTAACGCGCCAGCGCCTGAAGTAAACTTAGATGTCATATTAAGAGCTAACATAGAAGCTAAACCTTCCACAAGGGGACTAGCAGCTATTTCAGCAGCCTCTTTATCAGTAAACCCTTTAGTAGGATCTTTGAAAGAAATTTCAGCTATCTTATCTAGTCTACGTAGAGACGCTTGCTGTGCAGGTGTCAATACTTCTTCAAACAGTTTCTTGAAGCCTAAATCTGTTTCTATAACAAAATCTAAAGATTTAAAACCTTCAGACCATTCTTTTGATGTTCTCGTTCTAAGTTTATTTAGAAACTCGTCTAAGACTACTGCTTGTAACCCTTGATCTACCCCGTCTACTTTAACAACTTGATTAAGTTTGCGTATGTTGTCTCTAGTCATATTGCTTATAGTAGGGTAAATGTTTTCAGGGTCAGCGTTGAGTAATGCAGCTACGGAAGTTACCTCCCTGTCTCTTAAAGAAGCTACTCTACCTTCTTTACTGGCTATGTCTTGAGCTACAGTTTCAATAGCGTCAGATACAGTTCTAAGTTCTGTGCTTAGACCCGGAAACTGCCTTAACATAGGCCCATAACTTTTGAAGAAAGACTCCTTACGTTCAACGCTGTAAAACTTGTCTCTTAGAGCTTCCATAGTTAGCTTTGCTGTAGCTGGTGCAGCAGGTAACTCAACTCCTGTAGGTGTTTCTCCTGTAGCTAAACGCTGTACTCTTTGAGCTTCTGCCGCACCTTTACCACCTTTTTTAACTAGAGTTTCTAAGGCTGCTTCAGGAGCTAACCTAGCCTCTTGGTCTACGTTAACTTGCAGTAATCTACCAATAGTGCCTTTGTTAAAGTTATCTCTAATAGACCTAGTGTATGCAGAAGCAGCCCTGTAAGCATCTTTACTTCCTGCCCTGTCAATAAACTTAGCTATTTCTTTTTCTACTTCACTTAACAGTCTAAGTGTGTTACCTTCTCCTGCTGCTCTAGCCTTTCTCATCTCCTGTAGAACAGAGCTTCTATAGCCACTTAGGAAACCAAAATCATTCCTTAGTTGTACAGTTTTACCGTCTACCTTCTTAGTGCCCATCTTAGCTCTTTGCTTGTAGATACCTGAAGGAACTTGTGCATCAGGTATAGCTTCTTTGCGTGCGTTACGTTCTAATCTAAGTATAGCTGTTTTTAATGGTTGTAACTCTAAAGGTTCTTTCTTGCCAACAGCAGACCACATCTCGTTCTCAGTCTTCTTAGCTGCTTCATAGGCTTCCTGTGTGGCTGCTACAAACTTTAATGATTCTTCATCAGTAGCAAAGTCTCTACCTTCTCCCTGTAACCTGTCCAGCTCATTTCTAGCTAAATCAATCTGGTCATTTAAGTCATTAACAGCACTGGTAACGTACTTGTTAGCGGAAGTAACTACATCAACACCTGTCTTTGACTGAGGTATTTCTTTCTTTAAGTTGTTAACAATAAGCTGAGTGTTGTCTGCTCTACCTCTAGCAATAGCATTGTTAACAGCATTGTAGTCAGAAGACAGTTCTCTTAGTGTTGCTGATAAGGCAGGGTCTTCTACAAGCTGTGCAGTAGTTACTGTGCTGGGGGCAATACCAGCATCTTCTAAAATTAACCTGTTGCGCTCTATGTTAGAGATAGCAGTTTCAGGGTCAGTAGCTACTTCTTGAATTGTCTCTGCTGTACGTCTGTAAACACCTGCTTCAGTAAGTGGCAAATAAGCATCTTCAGCTTGTTTCACAACAACTTCTTTTAATTTATTAGCAGCGGAAGGAGTAAAGCCTCCAACTACGCCACCTACAAGTTCTGCTGCTGCTGACTCTGGAGCTATTTCTCTAGCTACTCCAGCGCCTGTGCCTGCTGATGCGCCTAAGAGACCTTCTGCCGCTGCTGGAGCTACTGGCCTACCTCCAAGCATTGTAGCGCCTGCTTTAGCTAACCTTGGCCCTACAAGAGCAGCACCCACAGCGCCTTCTGTGGCGTATTCAGCACTTTTACTGAGGATACGTTCAAAAGCAGTGTCAATTTCTGCTATAGGGGCTTCAGCCGCAGTAACAACAGGAGTGCCTGTGAGCCATTCAGTAGCCAAATCAACAGCGTCAGTTACATTCATCTGTGGTGGGATGTAAGAACCTCCTGCTTGTCTGTTAACCTCACTAATAGCTAAATTAACTATATCACCGGGAAGATCTAGAAGGTTAAATATACCTTTGTTAACACCTTGAGATATAGCATTAAAAGTACCTACAGGGTCAACACGAGCCTGCTGGCTTACGTTGTCTATAGCCTCTTGTTTTTTAGCTTGAGATATTTCACCACGGCCTCTAGGTTTTCTTGCAGCAGGAGTCTCTGGTGTTTTTACTAAAGAATCTAACTCTGCCAATACAAAGCGCATTTCATTAGCAGGCGCACCTGCTCTTTCCATTGTAATCAATAGATCTTCAAGTTCTTTTATTTGTGCTTGAGACATTTACTTAGTATCCGTATTTAGCTCTAAGAGATTCTATACTAATTTTACCCTGCTCACCACCTAAAAGCTGATTCTTTCTTAACTCTAAGGCTTCTTCAAATTTACCTTCATCTACTAACTTTTGTATTTCTGGGGTAATAGGCTGCGCCGCTAAATCTGCTAGAGCATCTTTTAGTATGCTGGCATTTACTTCCCCTTGAGCTTCGTCTCTGGTGTTTCTTACGTATCCTGATTGATTAGCTATAGCAAAGCCTACGTAGTTATTTGCTAGTTTTGTAAATATAAGATCGTTGTCACCAAAGTCTGCTAAAGTAGGTACAAGAAGCTGTCTAAAATCTTCTTGCTCATCTATTTTAATAGCTGCTCCTGAAAGTTCTCTAGCTACTGCTTGGACAATACGTCTAGTAGAGTTTGCAACTTGACCAGCTTTTTGACCTAAGTTTTCGTTTGCCTGCACAAGCAAAGCGGTTCTTGTTGGAGTATCAGCGGCACCTAAAACAGCAATCTTTTCTGGTTCACTAAGGCCTCCTAGCTGCCTTGCTATATTTAAGGTAGCTCCTTGAGCCTGTGCCATAAATGCTTGTTTAGTGTCCACTTCTGGAGCTTCACCTGTTTCTTTCTCTACTGCTCTTGTTTTACGTATAACTCCTAACTCACGAGGAAACTTAAATGTTCTTGTAGAACTATCATAAAGTTTTCCATCATCTCTTTCTAAGAAAGAACGTACTTCTGTACCTCCTGCTTCTCCTAGTGCAATATCAAGAGCTACTTCAAAGTTTACATTATTTCCCTTTTGGTTCTCAGGCTTATAAAGTTTTTTAAAATCCTCTACATCTAAATCAGATAATTCACCAGTTTCAATAGATGCTTGAGTTTCTTCTGGAACATCATAAAGTCTACCTAATGCACTAAAAGTACGGGTACGTTGTTTTCTGCTTAGTCCAGAAGCTCTTTCAGCAGCATCTTCTGTTACTTGTTCTTGTCTAAGTTTAGCCACAAACTCAGGGCCAATAGCAAAACTTTCGTAGTCATCTACATACTTTACATACTCAGGGTTTTCTTTTAAGAAAGCTATATCTCCTGCCCTGCCTTTTGCTGCTCTTTCTTTAGTAGTCTTTGCTGTCTGTAGCCGCCTACCTTCAGTAGCTAACGCAGCAGCTACTTGTAAAGATTGAGCATCCGTAGCATTAGCCGCTATAATTTGAGCACGTTGCAGTAAACCTTCAGGGGACATAGGATCTTTAACTTGTGTTAACTCAGCCTGTACTTTCTCCTGCGGAGTTCTCAAGTCTCTCCCAAGCAAACCACCAACACTTCTTGTCAATAGGTTTGCAGACTGACTTCCGCCAATTAACGGTTGACCTGTTGCACTTACAGCGTTTACAGGATTATTAGTAAACAACCCTGCTAAATTACCTCCTAGTCTAGCCATTACTTACTCCTTAAAATAAACCTGCAAGTACAGATAACAAACCACCAGAGCCTGTAGCTCCTCCAGCAGCAGCAGCACCTACGTTACCTTGGGCACCTAACAGCGCACTGTAGATACTTGCAAGACCTTCAGTTCTAGCCTTTTCAGCAGCTATACGCCCTTCTAGTCCTGTCATTGCTGCTTCACCTCGTAAGGCTGCACCTTCACGTTGTCCTGTGCCTGCAATGTTAGCTAGAGTTAACGCAGGTGTCAGTGTAGACAGTAGCTGTTGCTCAGGCTGATATGACAGTCCTAGTGCTGCACCTATGTTTCCTAACTCAGCGCCTCTTAGAGAAGCAGGCAATGCAGCAGCACCGGAGCCAAGACCAAATAGACCTTGTGCCATCCCTAGTTGTTGCATTTGTTCTGCTCTAGCCTGATCCATAGCACCTAAGTTAGCAGACAGCATAGCTTCTTCTCTAGCCTTAGCTAACGCTAGTTGCTCAGGAGAACCACCAAACTGTGCTGTACGTAGACCTGTACGTCCTTGAGACGCTAGACGCTGCTCTAGTGCAAGAGCTTGACGTTCTTCTTCAGGAGTCTGCGTAGCACGTATGCGACTATAGATGTCAGCTTCTCTAGCTGCTGTGTCCCCTGTAGCTGCCTGTAGAAGGCCCGGTATGTTTCCAAGAGCAGCAGAAGTTACACCTGATACATCTGGTACTCCTGCACCAAAGTCTCCCATAAGGCCGCTTGTGATGCCTCTAGCGCCTGTTTGAAACTGCTCACCATAAGGGCTTAGGGTTGTACTAAAACCACCTTCAGGTGTGGCACTTACGCCTCCAAAGCCTGTGGATACTGTGAAGGGTCTAAAGGCAGTATCTTCTCTAGCTCTCTCCCCTATCTTAAGTGATTCTTCTTGTGCAGTTGTACCTAAAGAACTTAACTCATCGAAAAGATTATAGCCTAAGCCTGCACCAAGAAGTTGGTCAGCAGCGCCCCCTGTAAAGAAGTTACCTAAAAGACCTCCAAGACCTCCTAAGCTACCAGAGCCTCCCATAGTACCACTTAAATCACCAAGAAGTTGATCCCCTAGTATTTCTCTTAGCTGATCTTGAGTTAAAGTTTCATCACTCATTTATATTCTCTCTATGTCAATACTGTTGTTATCACGGAGGCTGCACCTGTTACCACAACAGTAACAACAAGCCAAGCCAGACGCTCCCACTTCATTGCATGGGCAGAAGCTAGTTCTTTAAGCTGCCGAAGTTCAGCAGTTGCTTCACCCCAGCGTTCACCACATTCTTTCTCATGTTGAGCTATTTTCTCTAGTGCTTCTAAAGCCAAGTCAAGTGTTTGCGTCTGATCTTGCTTCATCAGTCTTTAGCCTTACCTACGTTTAGTGCAATCATGTCCAGTAACTTGTATGCTTTAGCTACTAGAGCATCATCTTTAGGTGTATCAGTTGCTGCTGCAATAGCTGACGCTAGAGCAACTAAAGCAGTAACAATGTTAAAAGCATCAATTATGTAAGGCATTACCAAGGTACTCCATCAGCAGTTGTAGGATTCTTTTGTAGCTCAATGTTAGCTGTAATTGATGCTTCAATTGCATCTTTGTCTAACTGCTCCCACACCCAGTTAAGAACTGTGTCCTCAACAAGTACACCATAAGCAATAAAACCTTCAGCAGATGCGTCAGGTGTAAAGCCTACAGTGCCATAGGAAGATGCAGAGTAGTCTCCATCTACTTCAGATACTCTCCAGTGTGCAACAGTTACACCACCGTCAGCAGTGTTGCGCTCAAGTTGTGCGATAGTCCATGTAGCCATTAGTTGTTCTCCAGTTGTGCCACGCGAGCGCGTAAGGATTGTATTTCTTTGACTAGCATTGGAACTAGCTTGCTGTAATCCACGCCCATCATTTCGTCGGGATCTTCTGGTGCTTGTACTGCTTCAGGCGCAACAGCTTGTAGCTCTTGTGCGACCATGCCGTACTTTTGATGTGACCCGTCAGATTTCCAGTCAAACGAGCGGACTTGGATAGCGTCAATGTCATCAGAAGCAGAAGATGCGGATGCGTCTACGATGTTGGATTTGAGGCGTTGGTCTGACGAGGTGTTGTAGGCAGTTGCTGAAGAAGTTGAAGTGATGCTTCCGACAGCACTAGCGTCGTAATAGAAAATTATTTGCGATCTTGTGCCACTAACGCCGTTTGCGTTTCTACAAATCAGCGGAGCCGTAGCTCCAGATCCAGCGAAAAGGTGGGCGCTGTAGGGTGCGGTGTTACTGTTTACCGTCAGACGCTCATTAAACGAAGTACCCGTGGTGCCAATCAAAACTTTCCCTGTCGAGTCTATGCGCATGCGTTCTTCCGTGTCGGTAACGAAAGCAATCTTGCCGCCCCAAGAAGAGTTGCGGCCTGAGTCAATCGTCATTACTCCGGTGTTGCCGACATGCGTAATCTTACTATCCACAGTGCCGTTGCTCGTGAATTGAAACGTAGCCAAACTGCTCGATGTTGTGCTGTCAATCTCTAAAACGGGTGCAGCGGATTCCACTTCCAAACCAGCAGCAGTTACTGCGCCAGTAAACGTAGGACTAGCAAGGGGAGCTTTAGTGTTTAACTGTGTCTGGATATTAGATGTAACACCATCGACGTAGTTCAGTTCTGCAGCAGTACTGGTTACTGTAACTCCATTAAGAGACAGTGCATCAGTTTCCAGAGTACCGTCAACATCAACATTACCTGAGATGTCTAGTGTCTGAGCAGTAGTTGTACCAGTTAAAGCACTATTGTTAATATCTAGTTTAGTTGCAACAGCAGTTTGAATGTTAGTAAACTCTGTGTCAATCTCAGAGCCTTTAACAATCTTGCCAGAGTTACCGGAAGGTAAACTGTCTTTTGCTGCAAAGTTAGTTGTCTTTGTGTAATCACTCATTATACAAGTCTACCTATAATAGCTTCAGTATTTAATTCCTGCAACGAAAGCGCACCACCGTCTATGGTCGCCTCTACTCCAATCGTTGCTACTTTTCCTGATCCTGTTGCCTTTACTTTAGCAACGTCAATAACAATAGAAGCACTGTACTCTGATGTGCTTACGTTGTATTCTGATATTCCGTACTCTGCAATCAAACTGGTGGCAACAGTAAACGATTGTTTAGTGTACGCTTCTGTGTAGTCGTAACCCCAGTTTCCTACTACAACCGCACCAGAGCCACCTATAACAGTAAAGGAAAGCTCTTTAAGCATCTTCAGCCTAGAAGGATCACCAAATGCTAAAGGGTTAGTAAAATATCTAAAGGAGTATGTGCTGCCGTTATCCGTGTAGCCGTCGTATTTATTGATACCGTCTTCGTTACCTAAATATAAGAACCCATCTGAAGTCCTAGCGCCACAAAGAATCTTATTGCCTTCCCATGTTGTAGCTCTATGGCTACCGTCCTCTAAGGCACCTCTAGTATCAAAAGCATAAACCTCGAAACTCGTAGGTAAAAACAGTAGATACAGAGATTCTTCTGGACTGTATACGCTTTTAATCTTTAGTGCTTCAGAGTTAACTGAAATCATCATAGTGTCTTTTACATTCTTAGACACATTGCCAATAGGGTTTGACTTCTCTTGTATAACCCTGCCTAAGCTACGTACACCTGTGTCAGACAAGAAGAATAAATCTGTACCTATAGACTGTACACTGTCTCTTGCTGTACATCCTATGTTTGTAATTACATCCTGTAGCACCATTGAAGACGGAGTATCAGCACCAGAGTACAAAAGAATGTTACGCTTACCAAAGATAACTAAAAGATTGTTAAACTCTGCTAAGGCTACAATCTCATCATGTCCTGTGGGCCATACAGTTGTAACATCTAAAGAACCTGAAGAACCTCCTGTCCACGCATGACCAGCTAATAAGTCAGACCAGTACAGAGTGTGTTTGTTACCCGGAGCATCTGCTGCCCATACACGACCAAAAGCTGCTAGAGCCTCATTAGCTTGAGGCGCTGTACCTGTAGCATGGCTATGGTCACTAGCTGCCTCCAGTACGCCAGAGCCTCCTTCATCAGTATAGATTAAATACTCAAATCCTCTTTGCCAAAAAAAAGCATGGTTGTTGAAGTTTATAATCTTCCAGTTGTTAGCTGTAATAGAGTAACCAGAAGGAGTAATATCAGTTAACGATGTAGTCCCTGTAAATATCTTATTGTTACCAGCGGAGAATACTACTTTGTCACCGCTTTGATCTACGTACTCAAAGATAGTCTCAATGCCAATACTAGATCCTAGTGGCGTAGTGCTGCTTGTAAGCGTGTTTAAGCCTTTTCTAGATGCAATACGACCATATTTATCAATAACAGCATTCTCTGCTACAGACGCAAAAGAAGGCTCCTGAGTAACAGGAGAGTCTGCTGTATTGAGTCCCTTAAAACCGGGGGCAGAAATATATATGTTTTGTCTTTCTTGAGCCATTATGGAACCGTGTAAATAAATTCTTCAGGGTTCTTGTAAGCATCCAATGCAATAGCATCAGACAAGTGTTTGTCAGCAATCAAGAAGTAATCCTGTGCTGTAGTTCCACCAGTTTCACCACGCTCTCTAGCCAACAAAGCAATAGCAGCATGAATGATTGCATTCTTAGGTAGAACTGTAGTATCAGAAGATGACGAAAGTTCAGCCTCTCTTGCAATCAAATCAAAACGTAAAGAATAAACTCCATCAGGCTTAGGGTACACACGTACCTTAGTGTCATCACTGCTGTCTACACCACTAAAAGTATAAGAGTCAGGACTGCCTGTTACTTCACCGGATATGTAATAAGCGTTGTTAAACCAGTTAGGTGACTCATAGCGCATAAAGAAATTAGATGTGTCGTTAATGACACTATATACTTTAACACGTTCTCCGGCGTTTGTCAAGCTATATTCTGTAGTATCTGCTACAGTAGGGACTACAATAGTTGTACGTAAAGTAGACCAATCATGTGCTTCTTCTACAGACTGTTTAGCGTCATTTACAAAATCACCTACCATCCTAGCATATGTGTTTTGTGTTACATCAGTTACTTCTTCTTCCCGTAGCCTACGTAGTACCTCGTTGACTATATTCAAATATGTGGTACTCATCTAATTCCTCTAAATAAACCTTGTATTGCAGGAGCTTGGTAAGGATCAAACATTGGAGCTAACTCTAAAATTTGAGGACGCTGGAAACCGTAAAGATAGTCTGAGAACATAGATGTCCCAATACCCCCTGCTCCACCAATACCTAACCCTCCTGCGCCTGAGCCGCTACCTGTCCCATCTCCTGAACCATCACCGTCACCAGTGCCTTCTCCTGTGCCTTCGCCTTCTCCTGTACCTTCTCCTGCACCTTCAGCGTCACCAGCATCACCACTAGCACCACCTTCAGCACCAGTACCTTCAGCACCTCCAGTGCTTATAGGGTCTTCGACGCCTCCTGTTGATCCTCCACCTATAGTATCAGGAGCAGTAGTAGTATCATCAGTAGTATCTTCAAGGATACTTGTAGTCTCTGTGGTTGTAGGCTGAGTTGTTTCTGTAACAGGAGCAGTAGTAGCTACAGGAGTTATTGGAGATGTCTGTGTAACAGTAGAAGCAGCGGTAGCAGCGGGGGCTATAACATCTGAAAATAAACTTGATGTAACTGCTCCCGGTGCAGTGTAATCAATAGCGGGAGTTACACTTACTGAACCAGAAGTAGTTGTTGTAGCGCCTCCTGCTAAACCAGTGCCTCCTGCTGCTCCACCACCGCCTCCGTCTGGCTGCTCTGAAGGCAAGAAAGACTCTGCAGTAGGCTGCGTTTCTGTTACTGGAGTATCTTCTAGTTTACTTAGATCAACTGTAGTTTCTGTTCGTAATGAAGGAGGTCTGGTGTAATCCTCCATTGTTGTTTCCATAATAAAGTCTGGAACATTACCAACACCGCCAACAAAAGAAATTATTTCATCAGGAATATCTACTAAAGCTCTTGGATCTCCTCCGTATTCAAAGATCTGTCTGTAAGCTCTTCCTCCCCCATGTTTAAGCAACTGCTGCCCAAACTGATCTGGAGTTAAGTTTTGATAAGCAGCGTCTCCACCAACATCATCTACAATTCTTCTAATAGTGTTATTAAAATGTTGAGAATCAGTTAAAGTAGAAGCAACAGTTTCAGGAGTAAAAGCTGCAATGTCTATATTGTCAAAAGCAGAAGGATCTCCTGCTAAGTCTATAACACTACTAGGGTCAGTTACCGCAGCTTCCGCAGCTTCAGTAGAAACTATCTCTGGTAACTCAACACTCAGTTCTGGACTAACAGCCTGTAAAGTTTCTTCAGCTACGTTCTCTACGCCTTGCTTAACTTTATCAACTGCACCTTTAAGTAAAGAAGTACCACCAGCCATTAACACAGAGTTAAGGATAGCGTCTTTATCTCCACCATACGCAGCCGTAGTAAATCCTGATACAGCGGCACTTGTTGCTGCGGCTGCGGCACCTGTAAGGCCCATAGTAGCCCCTGCGCCACCTGTAAGAATACTTACGCCAATCTGAGTAACTGCTTTTATAGCTTTCTTTAGATCATTGTCTTTTACTTCTAATGTTCTAATTTCACCAAAAGTAAACGGGTCATAAAGATAAATAGAACCATCATCAGTAGCTCTAAAAGGCTTTACATCGTACTCGTTGTACAGTGCTTGAATCTCAGGGTTCTGTAGATACGCCTGCTCAACAGCGTCTTTGTAGTCTAACTTTTCCTGTGTCTGCAAACGCGCCATCTCTGGAGCCATTAGAGGCTCAAGGCGAGCTTGGAATTCTTTAATCTGACCTAAAGAACTTGACGTGTGTGCAGAGAGATTACCTTGGAACTTACCTAGCTCTCTAGGGGCATAGTCAGGAGCCGTAAAAGCAGATACGGTTGGTTTAGAGACTCCTGTACCGCCACCTTCTGCATAGCCTGTATCTACAAAACCTTGGTTAGCTAGTATTTCATTAAGTGCTTGATCGTAGCTTTGCCCTACTGTATCTATATCAGATACTGTAGTTCCTTGACGTAGTGCGTCATAGTAGGCAGATAAATCAGCAGTTTCTCTAACAGGTTGTACAGGCTGTTGTGCTGCTTTAGCAGCTACTTCAGCAGCAATCTCTGCCTTACGTATGTCTAGTGGACTAGGATCAGAAGTAGTGTCCTGCAAAAGAGGAGACAAGTTAGACAAGTCTAAACTAAAATCTCCTAGACCAGATAAGTCAACATTAAAATTACTAAAATCAAGATTTAAAGACATCAGCTACTTATTTCCTTGTCTTCTCAAATGAGCGCATTGCACCTAAGCCTAACATACCCATAAGGACAGGCATCATAGTTTCTAGTGGTACTAAGGGTATAACAATATCTATACCTGCTAGAGCCAATACAAAGTTAGAAAACGGAATTGTGATAAAGTTACCGAACATGCCTAATCCACATGTCCAGCCAATGAAGGGTCGCCATCCAGAAACAAATAAACTAGAGTGTCCTGCCTCTACTTTGTTTACTTCTAGCTGACCTTTAGCTAACTCTTGAGCATGACGCTCAGACATGGTAGCAATCTCATGAGCCAAAGCATTCTTCTGGTCTTTGTCCTCAATAAACTTATCAAG